TCAATTCCTAAAAATGTTTCGAAATGTTCTTTGCTTAATTTCTTCGCGAGAGTTAACGTTGGCGTGTCGGGAAATCTCTCTCTTAATTCTCTAGCTAATTTGACTTTGTTTTCTTCTGGTCTTCCTGCGCCCATATTTAGTAAGGTTTGTAAATAGTTTTTCCGTTGCTCTTAATCGCTCGTAAAATTTGTTTTCTATTTACTCCCTTGTTGTAACTAACGTGTACCCAGTCAGGTGCATTCTCCGTTCCAAACTCCCAAATGAGTTGGTCAAATGTACAATTGTTTTTAATGTATTCGAATATGTCTTTATTGCTCACACCGCCCAATAAATCTCCATCGATGTCGATGGCTTTTCCTTCCATGTGTTGAGAGTTCTTTGAACCACCAATGCGCTGATTCAATTCAACGCTTCTGAATCCACTAATGATTGCAATTGGTTTTCCAAAGTGTTCACGAACTTTATCAAAAACTTCTATGCAAAGCAATTTTAAATTACGAATTTGCTCATCGTTTGGAATGTTTTGAATTTGCAATACACTTGCAGTATTACTTTTTATGACTTCTTGTAAAGTCGTGTATTTACTTAGTTGGCTCATCGTTCATGATGTCTTTGATATCCTCGTTTTTTCTTCCTACCAATGTCTTAATCTTACCCCACAAATCTTTACCCGTTACCGCTTCAATTGATTCCACAATTGATTTGAACTCAATCACTGCCACAACCGTTGCAATCAATTTGGTGATGGGTATCAACTGCTCGATTATGTAGGTCTCAATTAAAAAACCGCTCACGATAGCCAGTTGATACAACAGCATTTTGGTAACGCTGTCGCTCATTCTGCGTGAACGAATCTTAATGCCTAACTTCAATGCCTTCCAAATTCCAACAACCATATCCGCACCAACCAAGAATCCAATGGTAATCATTAATTCTTTGATTGGCAAAAAGATTGTAACCAATGCGAGCAGCCAATATTTTGTCTTTAAAAACAACAACTCATTAATCATTTCTTTGTGTCGTATTGTTTTTTTAGATATTGCTTTAACAACTTTTCGTATTGCTTTTTTCGGTTTAATACGATGGGGGCAGGAAATCTTTTATTGTCCATCTTAATCGGTTATGTTTATATGAATCACTAATCAAAAAACTACTCTTTCCGTATGGGTTTCTGTCGGGTGAAATGTCGTTGTTCGTGTTCGATGTGTACTCAGGAAACAACGTGCTATTGTAACACAAGTATTGCACCAATCTATTTGTATAATAACGAGCGTTATCGCGTGCAGCTTCCTTTAAAGATTCCATTTCGCCCTTCGTTACTGGCGTTGTGTCTTCACTTTGGCGGCTTACCAAATTACCGTTGTCGTGCTTATACAAAAGCGATGGGTATAACTCGACCATCGTCCACCACAAAAGCGATTTTAAAACGTAATCATTAAGCAATGTTTCATAATCACCTGCTAATGTGCCATCGCTAACATCAGCTTTGATTCTATTCATTAAATCAGTACCAAGATAGTTAGTTATTTGCTTATCCTGCGCCAAATAAATGGCAGGTCGAATGATGTTTGGATCAACCGCGTCTGTAATCGCGGTGTACTTCTTTAAATAATCTTCTGTGATTAAAAGTATTTCGGGTTGTATTGCCATTTTCTTATGTTTTATTTAATTCCAAAACGGGGATTGTCGGGTAAAAATCCGTTGTAAGGCATATCAATTGGACGCGTCTCAACTAAATAATTGTTGCGTACTTTGTAACCTGCTTTCTCAGCTAAACTCCACGCTTTTTTTCGTGCATTTGGGTTGTTTAAATCGAGACCAAAACCCTTCGCGCTGATGTATAATTCCTTTGTCCAAACATGATGGCAATTACCACCGCCTTTGTACAACCAAACGGAATAAGTATCGATACCATTTGGGCCCCAACCTGGATTAACTGCCTTGTTGTTTAGTGCCATTATATCTTCCTTACGGTATAGCTTATCCGCGCTTAACATCTTACGACAAAATGGACGAGTTGACGATGTTACACGACCATTATAGCGGTAACGCGTGTAATACGTTTTACCATCGATAACTTTATCTTGATTACTCGTTGCGTTTGGTTTCGCTGTTCCTGTGCTTACCGCTTGTTCGATTGGTGTAATATCAAAAATATGTGCGAGTGCTTCGTTCTCGATATCGTCATTCTCGTAATCGACATCGTAACTGTCAATTAAAATCCAATCTTCATTAACATCTTCACCCAGTGCGATTAGTTCCTCTGCGATGTCATCTAAATTTACTTCATCGACTTGAGAAACGCTCTCGTGTTCGCACTTAACTTTTTTTTTTTGGACTACTTGAGTTGGGTCAATAACTACATTTGAAAGGTTATCGAAGATGCTATTTATTTGAGCATCGCTCATTGTTGGAAATGCTGCCTTTGTTATTGCTTTTGCCGATGGAATGGTTAATACATTCGCAGTTGTTTGTACAATAATCTCTAACAATGAAGCTATCTGCGCTCCATTTAATGCCTGACTTGCAACGTCTAACGATGGTGCATTATTAACGCTTGTTTGTGCGTCTTGGAATAAATCGTTTTGAGCGATTTCCACTTGCGCATCAATTCCAATCGTTGAAAATAAATACTCGATGCTGTCGGTAATCATGCGCTGAAATGGCTCAACAACTTGCTTCATGAAGATACGCATTGCTTGCTTCATTTCATCGGTATTACTACCCAATCCACCACCATCACGAATACCAAAAAGCAAAGGACTTGTCACACGATGTCCGACCAATATAGATTCAACCGCTTGTCCTACTAACGTCTCAAATTGTTTGTCCATATCGGACACTGGAAACGGAGTGAACTCAACGCCACGATCTCTGTCCTCATTGAAAAAAGTTAAAACTTTCCCTGCATTCTCCGCTCCTTGAATCGCTTGTTGCAATTGATTCTTAATCATTCGCTGTTCTTCCAAACTTGGAATGCCATTGTTAAACGAAGTAATCAAAGAAGGGAAGAAACCATTTAGAATCAAATTAACTTGATACTCGCTTATTTGTCTTGTTAATTCGATGTTGTTTACCGCGCTTATGTAGTCGGGTTTGGGATAGTATTCGCTTCCAGGTACAATTGAATGTACGAACATCACCTGCTTTGGAAATTCGTCCTTGTAATCAGGGTTGAACATGGGAATATACGAAGGTATATTTTTCTTTTTACGGGTATCGTTCCAATCTCGAGAGTAATAAATACCACTCACATCATCGTTATCATCACTTACGCATAAACGACAATTCTCAAATGGTAAATGATTAATTTGCGCAATGGTACTTCTATCCATCGACCAAATTACTTCCCAATAAAAGCCACCATGTAGCTTCAAATCGAGCGCAGTTGAATGTCTTATCTTATCTAATCCTAAACGTGCAATTTCGGTTGATGCCTGCGCGTTTGTACTAACGAAATCTTGTCCTGCAATCATGAACGCAATTGAATTTACAATGCTTCCATGCACTGGCGATTCGTTGTATAGTTCAATGATATAATTTGGAAAGGTATTGCCTTCCCCATAACTCACAAATCCCTTCCTATCTTCAACCTCTATCGGTTGAATCTTTATGTATTTGGACAATTCAACTTGCGTTGCTCCAATCCTTTGTTTTATTTCGTCAACTATATTAGGCATTGTATTCGATATCAGATGGAATTGTTAGCGTTGGTTGGTCGTAGTAATTAATGAGCGAACTGAATTGGACAAAACCTCTTTCAATTTCACCGACCACCACAGCATCAGTAGGGTCAAGGTTGCTATTTGAATTTTGACCGAAAACAATAAAATTCCAACGACCACCATGAGTGACGAGAATCGATGCGTTAGTTGGATCATCAAAGTTCGTACTAATTCCCAAAGTTGTAATCCTATCGTTTTCATCTATGATTGTTGGAATCACATATAACAATTCCGAAGTTAGTTCATTCTGTAACACCAATAAATAATCGGTGTAAGTTGTTGAAAAAAGTAAACTCCCCTGCTTCAATGAGAGCAGGAGAGTTTGAGATGCGGTATTAGATTGCAGGTAATTCACTCTGCAAATTTATTAAACGGGTGCAGCTGCATCAATATTGAAATCGGAAGCAAATACCCCGTCTTCAATTCGATACGCTTTGTTTTTTGAATCGGCTGTGAACGTGATGGTGTAACCATTCATGTCACCTTTGGCAGTTCCTGTCATGGTAGATGCTGCGGTTACTTCCGCTCCATCCTCATAACCAACAACCCAATAGTTGTCGTTGTTATCTAATACAACAACGAACAAACGGTTTTGAGCAATTAACTCTAATTGCTTTCTGCGTTGATAGCTTAATTTGTGGAATGATGCGGTAACAGTTTGCGTGTAGAAAATTGTTCCATTTTCAACACTCGATGCCACTTCCTCTGTGAAGCTACCCGTTGACTTTGGCAATACAAATTCAAACAAATTTGCAGCGGATGAAGAAGCTGTAATCAATTCGGTTGGTGCGTCAATTGTCAAATCACCTGCGAATAAACTTTGAGCATTCAAATAGATTTTTTTGATGCCGCCAATTCCATCTTTGCATTGCAATCCGAATCCTGCGCTTATTGTACAACTCATGTTTTTATATTTTTATTTTAATAAAATGGGGAGCAGTCGTAACCACTCCCCTTTTATATGTGGTTAATATTAGTTATGTCCGATTACGCAGTCAGTCAATACACCAATTTGTACACCAACGCGGTATCTCATTGCCATACGAACATTGTCAGAAGCATCAGTTAAGGTCATATCAACAACTTTAACTTCTGCAAAATCAGAGTTAGCATCAACACCAACGAACAAGTTTGAAGGTTGCGCAGCAATTACAGTTCCTGTGCTGATACCTGGACATACATAAATCTCATATCCGTTGAATTCCAAGTTGAACTCATCATACGCTTGGAACAAATTAGCATAACCCAAAGCAGATACCGCTTGACGATAGAACTGAGCAGTAGCACGGTTAACATACAACTTAGTGTCAGGTGAACCAATCAAAGCGGCAGGAAGTGCATTAATAACTGCATTCATATTAGCAATAACAGTTGATGCAGTAAGAGCACCAACCCAAGTAATATCAGCACCACCAGTCAAAACAAGCAACTTCTTTTCAAATCCATCAAACGATTGATAAGAACCACTTGCAGTGTTACCTTGCCAAATCGTGTATTCAATAGTTTCACCAACTTTAGCGGCAGCGTAACCAATCAAGAAATCAGAGAAGTTAGCAGGAATAACATCGTTAATAAATCCGCGACCAGTTGCAGCAGCTTCCCAATCACGAGCAAAATCTTTTTTGCAAACTTCAAGATTAGTCATCAAATCTGAAACTTCCAAAACTGACTCGTCCAAATTCAATGTTCCCTGTTCGTTGAAATTACAACCTGCAGCTTGTACCAAAGATGCAGCGTTTGACAATTTCTTTAAAACTGCCTTGTATTTTACACCCTCTTTAAGAGTAACGTATCCTTTTGCTAAAGTGTCTCCCGACAAAATAGCAGCGTTGATGTACGGTAACGCTAATTCACCTGCATAAGATGAACTGTTGATTGTTAAGCTATCAGCCATTTTCTTTTTTTATTTTTATTATTTATATTTATTTATGATTGCGAAGATTCTGTTTTTAGAATCCATCTTAGCCAAGTTGATTGGAGCGGATGCAGTTGGCGCGTTTACTTTCTTTACGCTTTCGGTTGCAGGTTGTTTGCTCATCTTTTCAACTTGTGCGGATAGTTGAGCTTTCTCTGTATTCAACGCATTTATGCGGCTTTCAAACTGCTCAATCAACGCATTGATAGTTGATTCAAATTCCTCTTTAGTCACACCTTCAAAAGCGGCTTGTTCTTCTTTGGTTACTTCTTCTTCCATTTCTGGCTCAAGAATTTCAGTTACAACACCACCAACGGTAACGATAAATTTACCTTCCGCAGTTTCATGTCTTCCATCAGGCGCAGGAACATCATTACCTTCTGCATCCTTAATGAAAAGAGGACTGCCAATAGCAATCATTTCATCGGGTGAACTTACTTCCGTTCCATCTTTAAGAATCGCAACGGACATCTTTACAGGAGCAGCCGCTTCAATTTCGCCTTCCGCACTTAGCTTAATGCCAAATGACTTCAAACGATCTGCGTACTTGCTCACGATTTCATTTACTTTATTCATTGTTAAAATTATTTTCTCGTATATATGTAGCATACAACCTACTTTTGTTTTGTAGTTCATAGTTAGTTTGTGTTTTGTTTAAGTTTTCCTTTGTACGAAAAACCCCCTAAACGTAGGGGGCTTTTTGTTTGTCGGGTAATTTACCAACTCACGAATTTAACTCGGTGGTTAGTTCTCTCATTATCTTTTCAATCTCTTGTTCTGCTAAGTATTCATCGCTCAACTCGGTAAAGAATCCTTCTAAAGAAAATCCTTTAACATCGCCTTGCTTAATTGATTTCCATACTTCTTCATTATCTACTTTCATACCAATACACCAAGTACCATCAGGAAAATTAAATCCAAAATTTTGGCTCTTATCATGCTCTCCTTCTTTAATCCAACTCTCGACAACTGTACAACCCGTAATGGGTATCTCATGTTGAAGATTGCTGTTGTGGTGCATGTTTCTTTTTAGATATTCTTGCGCGATTTTATTAATCGTTTCTGCGCTGTATTTAGCGTAGTATTCACCGCCTAAAGAATCAACGCGGTATATCAATTGTTCTGGTAGCATAACCGCGCCATAAAGCATTCTTCGCTCTCCTTCATCAACTGCCGCATGGTTCATTTTCTTTGCGGATTTCAACGCGACAAAATCAATTTCAATTGCAGGTTTGTCCACCAATGAAATACAATTCACACCAAGATAACCGCTGTCATCGATGGTGTATTCAATTACTTTAAATTCGCTCATTTTATTATTCTTGATTGGTCTTTAATTTTTTGTTCAGCTTCTTGCGCATTGCTCACGTTAGTTGCGAGTACATACGTTTGTAGCGGTTGCGCCTTATTTGTTTGCTGATTAATAAATGAAAGGTCTAACGCTGGCACATTTGTACTTCCACCCATACCGCCGCTTGGTGGTGGTGGTGAAGGTGGTGGTGGACTTCCATCTTTATTAAATCTCATCGAAGCAATCTTTGCGATGTTTGCCGCTCCTGCTGCGGCTGCTATACCTGCAATCACAAACGGATAACCTGGAAACGCTGTTGCAATGGGTGAAGCTGATGCCGTTGTAAATGCGTTTTGCGTTCCCGTTATTGCGCTCACTGTTGCTTGTGCTAATTGTAACGCTTTACCAACTTTGAACGATTGCTCTGCGTTTAGTATTCCTGCGCTTGTGAGCAAGTCATTAAGCGACATCATGCCATCAATAGTGGCTGCGGCTAATTCGTATTTGGATGCTTCAAGTGCCCGTTGTCCTTCTAATACCCTTTCGTTCTTATCGTACTCGGCAAGTTCCTCATCTGTCATCAATTGCAAATTGACTTGACTCCTTTCAAAGTTAGCAGCTAACCTTATTTCAGCTTGTTTTTTACTATCTTCTTCTACTTGTTTGCGTATTGCCTCGAATGATTTTTGATTAGCTTTTATTTGTTCGGCTAATGCCGCATCTTGTTCCTTCTTCTTTTTCTCTGCTGCTAATCTCGCTTTCTCCGCTTCTTGCGCATTGTACTTATCATTTATTTCCGCTTGTTTTTTTCTTGCGAGTTCTGTTATTTCCAATTGCAAATCAGCGTTACCACGCGCCAACCACAATTGATCGTCATACCACTTTTGGATATCCGCTAATTCTCTTTGGCGTTCAGTCATGCGACCTCTTGCCAAGTCATCGCGCATCTTTTGCACCGCGTCATTTGCTTTCTGCAAATCCGCTAACATTTCTTCGTTCCGCTTCTTTGCTTCCTCTGCCCGTTCGCTCGCTTCGGTGTCAATTAACCCCGTCCAATTGAGGAAGTCAGTAATTCCATCAATAACGAAATCAATTTGCTCTTTAATGAATCCAAACACTTTACCAACCAATCCACCTGCGTTGACTAACTTTTCGAAGTTTGCAATAATGCCAATTAAGATTCCACCTAATAAAAAAATTGGGTTGGTTAAGATTGTTTTTCCTAAATCAAAAATTGTGCTTCCAAAACTTTTTGCACCCTTTGCTAAATCTCCAAATTTAAAATCCTTCATCGCGCTGGTCATTCCCCTAACGCCAGTGAGCGCGTTTTCAAAGTCGAGTGATAGGATGGAAGAACCTATCATTGACATCGAATTATTCAAGCGTTCCAATGGCGCACCGCTAACCGTATTAACCGACTTACCCAAGTCATCCATACGGTCTTTTAAATCTCCGAGTTGCCTTTGTACTCGGTCAAATTCGGCAGTGCCTTCGGGTAATGTCGCTAACTCCTCGCGCAGTTTTCGCATCTGCGTGCGCATGGATTCGACCTTTGCAGTGCCTTGTATATCGACCTCAATAACTACTTCTTGTTTTGCCATTATATCAGATTAAAAATGTAAATAGTTCCCAATATCAATGTAGCAATAACGGTCAAATTGATAAGCGTTGTAAGCCAATTGGGCATATTGTTTTTGTTATTTGGTAAATGTGCACCATGTCCTAACTCAATTAATTGTTGGACATTCTTAAAAGTCATTTGTGGATTATTCATAATGATATTGTGTGAATGTGGTTAATGCTGTTAATTTGATATTATTTTCGGGGTACGTTGCGCTGCCTACTAACTTGACGCGTGGGTAAAATGTCTCTCCGCTTATTACGACATCCCAAACAAGATACCCCGTAAAATTGTTGAATGTTTCATCGATGGTAGTTGCATTGATAAATAACACCGTTGTTGAGCGGTTTACGATGTGCAAGTTGTATTCACCCGTTATCGTTCCATCAGCGCCAGTGTTCTGCATTCCACTTAACAAAATTTTGAGAATCCAAATAGTATTTGTTGGGATATTGTAGCTTTCAAGATTTTCGATTTTCAAATCGATGTAAGTTGTGTTATCAGTGAAATCGCCAGTGCCGAAAAGGTGAACGATTCCGCTTTGAACTTGACCGGTATAACTACCTGCACCGCCAATCGTCATGCCTTTGTTTATCACATTTGCTGCGCTTCCCAACGCGACTACATTACCACCTAAATTATTGGCAACGATTAAATTTCTACCGACTACCAAACTAACATCATTGTTATCGCCCAAATAGTTTTTTATTCCGCTTATCAATGACGTGTCGTTGCCAGGTCTAACGGTGTTGGTGTCTCCATTTACGAAGTTCGCTAATGGGTCTTTATCTACGTTACCCGTTGGTTTACCCGTTCCCGTTGTGTCTTGTGGTTTGGTTGTGCCACCATCGCGTATAAACGCATAACACGCAGTGCCATCCCATGTGTAACCATAGTTCTCGCAACAGATTTCCGTTGCTGCGGCAGGA